GTATTTTGGGCGGGGCGTTCGTACTTGACAAGTTCGAGACGTAAAAACGTGTCAACGCCGAACATGTTCGCGGCGTCGGGGTAGTGTTTAACCGTCCACTTGTACGCCTCGCGGAATTCCTCGCACGTCATGCCGTCGAAAGCGTGTGCGGCGGTGGTGCTTTCCTCGGTCACGTCCTCGACCGTTTCGACGTTTTCGGGGACGATCACGCCCGCGGCGTCGGCGGCGTCTTTTTCTTCCTCGGATATCGTGCCGCCGTTTTCGAGACGGGCGGCGAGTTCCTCGACCTCGGAAAAGTCGACGCACGTCGTTTGCTCGGATAGAATGCTATAAGCCGCGCCGTTGTAATTGCCCTCGATATTTTCGAGCGCCTCGGCAAGCGTGCCGAGATCCTCGAACTCGGGCGTGCTGTACGTCGTGCCGAACTCGCGGACGTCGGCGCTGTAGTATATGCAATATTCCCCGACGGTGTGCCCGTCGCGCTCGTCGCGCTTCGTGTACTGGTAGATTGTAAAACCGTTCATAGCCTTGATTCTTTTCATCTCGTGCCCCCTTTTTGGAGTGTGCCGCCCATAGTGGCGGCGGTGTTATATTGTCAATACTATGATACACCCATAAGTGTATAATATCAAGACTTTTTTCTCGATTTATATAGGAAGAAACACAAAAATATTATACAGTTTTAACGGGAAAAGCCCCGTTATTATGCGGCGGGCGGGGGCTTGCCGTCGCGAACGTTTTGGGGTATGGTATTAAATACAGTTATAAAATACGCTTAACAAAACAGTTTATTAAATCAATTTTATAAAATAAGGGGGTGCAATATGGCAAAAAGTGCCGAGGAACTCGCAAAAAGCGCACGAAAGAGACAACGAAAACAGAATGACTATATAAACCGCCGTTATGATAGGGTATCTGTAGTACTACCGCGGGGATTTAAACAACTGATCACGGCAAGCGGGGAAAGTATAAATGCATTTATTACAAACGCCGTTGTAAAAGAGTTGGAGCGCCGCGGGCTTTTAGCAGTAGCACCGCCCGCACCGCCCTTGCCGACGTTCGAGGACGCCCCCGCCGACGTTGCCGAGACTCCGAACGCGTGCCCATTCTGATCGCTACTGGACGAAACACCGCGCCCTTTTTTATTATTGACTTTTATAAAATGCACATGTAAGATAATTTGACTTTTATAGTTTGTGCATATCTTTTATAAAATACATTTATTAAATATCATGATGAATAGCCCCGAACAACTCGAAAACATAACAAAAAACGCCTCGGACGTGATCACGGCGGGGGATATCCTCGACACGTTCGAACGCCTTGCGGAAAGCTACTGTATTGAATGCAAGGTTGAAACTGTATCGGACTTAACACAATTACAGTTTTCGGGTTTATGTATGTACATTTATGCAAACTTTTTAAAACATCATAAACGGGAACTTTTACAGAGTGAAGTATTATACGATATTCCGAATACTTTTATATCATCGAACTATAACAGTTACGACATAGACAAACTATATATAATATTACAGTGTTTCGTATATCTATCTAATAAATATAATAAAATACCAACATCTCACGGGTTTTTATATTTAACTGGTATAAATTCCGCCACTTTCGAGGAATGGGGAAGAGACAACGGGGTTGAGCAAGTAAGCCGTAAAAGAGTTCGCTTTTATAAAATCGTCAAGGAAATTTACTTGACCTCTATACAAGACGATCTCTTGAACGGGCGCAAGAACCCCGTGGGTTTGTTCGGTGTGATCAATCGGGAGTTCCCCGACGGGGCGCGAGAGGGGGAAAGCGTGCGAGCGTTGCCCGCGTCCGCGCTTCCTCGGCTGTCCGTCGGTGCTGATCATGGGCAAATTGTACAGCATGAGACGGGCGGCGAGTAATACAAAGGGCGTGCAATATACCGTTTTGTGTAGTGTTTATGCGGGTTTTTATAAATACAATGCGGGTATGGTACTATTCGCGAAAGACGTATTTAGCGAATAGTTAATTATATATAGCGTCATTACGTGAAGGTTTTACAGCGTTGTCACTGCACCGCGGTGAAGCGGGGACGTGGGGGTGTGCGAGCGGCTCGAAAATCGCGGCGGGTGACTCCCCCAAATAACCGCCAGAACAAAAAGCCCATAGGAGAGCAAGATGAAGACAGCAGTATATACGGGTACGAGAAATCTGTATGGGGATATGATGACAGCATGTAAGAGTCTTTTATATAACTCAGACGTAGATAAGATATATCTATTAGTTGAGGACGACATATTCCCGTATGATTTGCCGAAGTGCATAGAGGCTGTGAACATCGTACCGAGAGCGGGGAAGATCTTTCCTGCGGACGGCGCGAATATGGAAACAAAGTTTACAATCATGGCACTAATGCGTGCGGCGCTGTTCAAGGTATTTCCAGAGCAGGACAGGATACTGAGCCTTGACGTTGACACGATAGTAGACAAGCGGATAGACGAGATCTGGGACTTACCGATTGACGACTGCTATTTTGCGGGATGCCATGAGACGCATCGGTCGAAGAACGGGTTAATGTACTGCAATGCGGGCGTCATCTTGCAGAATCTGAAGATGTTGCGGAACGGGAAAGGCGAGGAGATCATCTACCTGCTGAACCACTGGAAATATCCATGGGTGGATCAAGACGCGTTCAACTACCTGTGTCAAGGTCGGATATATGACATGTCGAGCGACTACAACGACACGGACTGGACGGTAAGACCGAACAAGTGCAAGATCAAGCACTATGCGGGGATAAAATACGACAAATGGACGCGGGAGCCGCTCGTGCAGAAGTACCGCGACATGTCGCTGAACAAGATACTGGAGGCACGGGATGTGGCTAAAAACGAGAGACAGACTAATAAATCTTGACCATGTAGCGGTGATAGAGGCGTATGACACGTTTATGGCGGTGAGGTTCAGCGGTGAAGAGGCGAGAAGGGGCGCACCGTACATGGTTAAGGAGTACGGGAGTGTAGAAGATGCGAGTAAAGCGGTAGGGGATTTAGGCGATTTGATTACCGAGGTAAATAACATACCGTTTGCGGACAATAACGTAGTATTTGAGGTTTGAGAGTAGTGAGGAGGGGATTGTTACGACGATAAATTAACTCGGTGGAGATCGCATAATCAACGAGCCGAGGTTGCGTGGATACCGTGGTATAAGCGTTGGGATACTGGCGTGAAAGCCATCGACCTGTCGGTGACGGCGGGTACGGGAGACAGAAAGCTGTTAACGGTAAGCGTAAGCGCAGAAGGACACTGCCACAAAAAGTCGTTGTCTGGTCGGGGGCGAAAGATGAAAACTCTTTGGTTGACCGCCAAAGGAGAGTAGCACCATCACGCTCGGAGGTTGGAAACTTCGAAAACGCATGGTAAATCCGATAAGCCTACCAGTGCCGATGAACCGTAGAAATACGGGTATAAGACCAGTTCGACGGACGAGTAGCCCAAAGCGGCACGGACTTTTAGCCGAATGGCTTCCGTTGTGGGAAGCAAACAAAACTGTCATGTCTGAATGATGGGTGAAAGTTGCAGGTAACCAGACCTGCCCGTAAATGGCGAGAAATCGCACCGACAAGAAGTATAGAGGTCGCTCCTTTATGCTCAGACTTGTAGGAACGGTGGCTGAACATTGAGACGGTGTCCCGATGTAGGGTGAAGATCCAATTTATGGTCGTAACAATTTTCTCCTTTGGAGCGGCATAGCACAAGAGGTAAGTGCAACGGACTTTGACTCCGTTGATGTTGGTTCGAGTCCAACTGCCGTTGTTTCTGGGGACGCCCAGAACTGGGTGCTTTAACAGAGTCCAGAAGGGGGCTACTGTATCACCGCGGTGGCATCCAGATGCCGTATGGCTTAACGTGACGGGACAAATAAGCGCACCCAACGAGGTAAAGCGCCGCGCAAAGCGGAGATGGTGGTTCGAATCCACCTGCGGCACTAAGGAGACATTATGGCGATAGTGATTGTGAAAACAACGGTAACAGTATTGACGGTGATCATGATGCTGATCATCCTCCTCTTTGCGAAGGGGAAGGACAGGGCAACTGTCATCGGGTTCAGCTACATGGAAGCGCTGTATATGGCGCTCCTGTGGCTCGTTTGGAGGGGTTAATGGAGGTCAAGGTTAAAAGGGTCACGGAGACGGCTACACTGCCTACAAGAGGCTCACAGGGGGCGGCAGGATACGATTTGTACGCCGACATTGATTACCCAGTTATGATTCGCCCCAATGAGAGTGCGATGATCTGGTCTGGAATATCGATGGAGATCCCACACGGGTACTTTGGAGCGGTATATGCACGGTCTGGTCTTGCGACGAGACAGGGGCTTCGACCTCCGAACTGCGTTGGCGTCATCGACGAGGACTACCGTGGGAACATTGGCATCGCCATGCGTAACGATTCCACGGAGGCGCAACTCATTTACCCCAAGGAGCGGATAGCGCAGATAGTTATTCAGCCATACCTGCCCGTGGAACTGGTTGAGGTGACCGAACTGAGCGACACGGAGCGCGGCACTGGCGGATTCGGGAGTAGCGGGTCATGACTGGCAGGAAAAGAGGCTCAAAGAACAAACAGCCGAGACCAGATAAGGGCGGCACGTCTTGCAGAATAGACCAAGAGGTCTTCTTAGACACCATTGCCGAACTGATACACGGCAGGACGAACCCGAAAGAGGCGGCGAAAAGGTGCGGCATTTCCGAACCGACGTGGCGGAAGTGGGCGAACAAGTTTCTCCTTGGAGAGGACATTCCAGAGACGCTGTTTAAAAAGGCGGACGAGGATACAAATGGCAAGCAAGGAACTGATTGAGACCGTAGCGGGCTACGAGGAATACATAAAGAACCACGGAGTGGATGAACAGGCGGTGAACGCGTACATGTTGGCGGCGGACACCGCTCTTCGCGTCGAGGACGACAGGAAGTACGGGCTGAAGCTGTCTGGGCGGTGCAAGGAACTCATGGAAGAGTATGTGCATAACCAGACGGGCGGATCGCTGTGGGAACTTGAGAAATACTGCTTTGCGAACAAGACATACTACGAAATCCTCGGCAAATACTACGCCATTCTGCTCCTTGAGGCTCGGAACATGGTCTTCGACAGCTACATGCAGTACCTCGAAAAGAAGCGTGAACCGAAAGACCGTTTCTACATGCCCAAGAGAAAACAGCTCATAAAATTCGGGCTGATTGACGCACTGCAAGGCATGCTTGAGGACAAATATGACATCCTGTGCATCTCCATGATTCCGGGGGCGGGTAAGACAACGCTTGAGAAATTCTTCAATTCTGCGGTCATCGGATGGTATCCAAAAGAGTTCACACTTTTCTACAGCCACTCTGGCGATATTACCCGCATGTATTTTGACGGCGTATACGACATCGTCACCAATGACGACGAGTACACATGGGGCGAGATTTTCCCCGACCTCACCGTGACGCATACGAACGCTAAGATGGAGCAATTCGACATCAATCCCCGTGGAAGTAGGCGCTACAAACCGTTCCCGTCATTGCAGACTGCGTCTGTTGGCTCAAAGAATGCGGGTAAAGTCCGTGCGTCCAAGTTCCTCCTTGTCGACGACATGATCGGCGGCATTGAGGAAGCGCTGAACAAGAATATCCTGCAAAAGCTGTGGGAGAAGTATTCCGTCGATGCCCGTCAACGAAAAATACTTGACCGAGAGAACAAGCCTTGCAAGGAGATCATGATTGCTACCCGTTGGAGCACGGTTGATCCGATAGGGCGGCTCATGGCGGAATATGCGGGCAACCCGCGTGTCAAGGCAATCGCCGTGCCAGATATTGATCCAGAGACTGGGAAGTCCAACTTTGACTACGAGTACGGCGGATTCTCGGTGGAGTTTTTTGAAGACCAAGCACGCCTCATGGACAAGATCTCGTACCGCTGTCTTTACAAGCAAGAGCCGATTGAGCGTGAGGGACTGCTTTATCACGAGGACGAACTGCGCAGGTATCTGACGATGCCAGAGAGAGAACCAGACGCCATCCTTGCCATTTGCGACGTAAAGAACAAGGGGACGGACTACATGTTCCTGCCCGTGGTACAGCAGTACGGCGAGGAGTATTATCTCGTGGACTGCATCTGCGACGACGATGCCGACTTTGGACGGCAGGAGCAGAGGTGCTCGGACATCATTGTTGACTACAACGTACAGCAATGCCGCTTTGAATCAAACAACGGCGGCGATAGGTTTGCCGAGAACGTGGCGAGGCGCGTCAAGGAGCACGGCGGTCGGTGCAACATCACCACGAAGCCAACGGAGACCAACAAGGAGACAAAGATCCTCGTCAATGCTGACTGGGTAAAACAGCACGTCATATTCCCAGACCAGTCTCTGTATCAGCCTCAGAGCGACATTGGGCGCATGATGGACGGACTGCTGACGTATGCGATCACTGGTAAAAACGAGCATGACGACGTCCCAGATGGTTGGGCGATGTTTGCGCTGATGGTTACGGAGCAGAGGGGGATGAGCCGCGTTGAGGCTATCCAGAACCCGTTCCGCATGTATGGTGGGCTGTAATGACAAAGCATGAACTGGGGCAATACTTCGACCTCAAGCAAGAAGAGATTGAACTTGGGATGCAGATAGAGGCAACGCTGAACCGCATTGATTCTTGCGAGGAGGAGATACGGGAACTTGAGAACGAACTCGTCCTTGACAAAGTGTACGGAGGCTACGGCGGGGAACAGGGATTTGTGATAGAGGGATACGACGAGCGCGACGTAAATGCACTGCGGAAGCGGCTACTACGGGACAAGGAGATACTTGCGGAGCGCCTCAAACTGAAGCGGATGCGAAAGGACAAGGCGTCGTCCATGCTGTTGGAGATAGAGCGGTTCATAGGCACGGTAACCGACAGCTACATCCGACGGATCATAACGTACCGCTATGTCGACCACATGTCGTGGAACAGGGTGGCTGACAAGGTGGGCGGCGGCAACACCGAGGACAGTGTGAGAAAAGCGCTCGACCGATATCTGGAGAAAACGTGAATTTGTCCGATATGTCCGCTCCTCCGTATGTTACCTTTAAGATGGCGATTTTGAACGGGACAGACAGCAGTCATTATTCTTACCTCTTTTGGACGGGAATCGGTACGCCATGACCGATTCCCTAATTTTATGCGGGCACGGTTATGAGCAGATACTTCGGGCAAAACATCAGACCGTTTTCAGCGGTCTGCCACAACAATTACGGGCGCAAGGTAATCACGACCAAGAAGGACGTGATCGATGCGTCGAACATTGTTGACGAATTGAATAAAGCGCTCACGGTTCATCGGCAAAACGCCGAGGAGATCGAGTATCTGGACAGATATTATCGCGGTGATCAGCCGATTCTGTACCGCACGAAGGAAAACCGTCCAGAGATCAATAACAAAATCGTCGAGAACCTCGCTCTTTTTATTGTCGACACGAAAACGTCCGAGATGTGCGGTGAACCTATCCAGTACGTCTTGCACGGGACTGACGAAACTAAGTCGCGCCAGATCACGGAGTTAAACTCCATCATGGAGGGCGAGGACAAGGCATATTTTGACATTGAACTGTGCAGATGGCGGTCGATTTGCGGTACTGCGTACCGTTTTGTCGGTAATGACACGGCTCATAAGCGTCCACTGGACGAGGCGGCGTTTTATCTTGCGACTGAAGAGCCTACGCTCACATTTGTCGCGTACCACACGGACGGATTCCCCGCGTTCTCGTGCCAGATTCGGGAGGACGAGGAGAGCAAACCGTTTTACTTCGTTTACACGGTGTCTGAATACTTCAAGATTCAAGGCGACCAGATCGTCGAGCGCGGTGCGAACGGAAACGGTGCAATTCCCGTTATTGAGTACCCGAACAACCTCCGTAGGCTTTCGGATATCGAGATTACAATCGGGATCACCGATGAACTCAACAAGATGGCATCCGACCGTGTCAACGGCATCGAACAGTTCGTCAGTAGTTGGATCAAATTCGTCAACTGCGAGATTGATGCCGAGACGTTCAGACAAATGCGCATGGAGGGTGCGCTTGTTGTAAAGAGCAACAACCGTACCGAGAACAGCAAGGCGGATGTCGATATCCTGTCCGTGGAACTGAACCAAACGCAGTCGCAGGTGGCGGTGAATGATCAGTTCGAAAAACTGATGGTCATTCAAGGGCTTGCCGATAGACAAGGCAACACTGGCGGCGACACGCAAGGCGCGGTCACACTGCGGAACGGCTTCTACTCGATGGAGAAGCGCTCGGAAATCTCCGAACCCATCTTCAAGCGTGCAGAGCGGAATTTTCTGCGGGTGGTGCTGAACAGACTCCGCATCACGCACAAACTGACGCTCATGCCGTCCGACGTTGAGGTCAAGATCAGCAGGACGAAGTCCGACAACGCACTGGTCAAGGCGGAAGTCCTCCAGTTGCTCCTTAGTTGCGGCGTCAATCCAGAGAGGGCGATCAAGACTGTTGGTTTGTTCGCTGATCCCGAACAAGTAGCGATGGAGTCCCGCAAGCGCATGGACATCCTCTACCCGACTGAAGTGCAAGATACACAGGAAGTCGTTGAGGAAAAGGAGACGGTCTCCGCCGACAATGGTGGCATAAATGCCGAACAGGTATACGATAGACGAACTGAATGACCTGTCGAACGCGGAACTACTCGCAATACTGCGGCAGTTTCACACTGACAGGAACGGCGGGGAAGAACCAAAGCCGCGCAAGAAGCGCAGTATGCCGTACCGCGAGTATTTCGGTGAGATGTACCTTGATCCAGAGGACAAGGAAAAGCGGATTCAGATGGCAAAAGACTTGGAACGGGTATTCCTGTTCCTTTTTGCCGCGATGGCGACGCTTGGAGACATAACATACTCATCGCTGTACCAGAACGTCGAGTCCAAGTATTGGACGGCGGTTGAGCCATATATTGAACCAGACGGCAACAGATATAGACCGCGTAGGCTGTCTGATAAATCGAGAGAAGCCCTTAAGAACAGCATTAAGGACTTCATAGCACGACAGACACGAGACATTGTCGACGCAACCGCTGACAACTTCTCTGACGACTATTACACGTCCGAGGACAGGGCACAGTTGGTCGCCGAGAACCAAATAAACGGCGTCGAGAACAATGCTGACATGTTCGAGGCGGTCGACTATGGATACACCCACAAGACGTGGGTAACGATGCGTGACAATAGAGTGCGGGACACACATGCGGATGTCGACGGAATAACACTGCCCGTCGAGGAACCGTTCCAAGTGGGTGACTACGAGATGCTCTTCCCTTGCGATGACTCGTTGGGCGCGGGGGCGGAGGAAATCGTCAACTGTCGATGCACGGTCGAATATTCCAACGAGGGGGAAGGTCAATACGACGAAAACGGTAGCCGCGGTAAGCCGTGAGTAGCCTCCCCTCGGCTGTCGGTTAAGCCGAGGACAGATAAATCTGCATCGCCGTATGGCGGTGCTTTTTTATAAATTTGCAACTGTGCGTTAAACAGTAAAGACACAGCAGGAGCGACCTGCGACAACAAAAGCGTGTGTTAGGAGGGTGTATGACACGAGAAAAAGCAAAACAGAATCTGGTAGCTATTGGCATTGAGAGTCCGACAGATGAGCAGATTACGAGTTATCTTAATCAACTCAATGGCGAGACACGCTATGAGCGCGAACGCGCGGACAATCTGAAAGACAAGGCGTCCAAAGCCGACGAACTGCAACAGCAGATCGATGAAATGAATTCCGCCAATCAGACGGACAACGAAAAACTGCAAACGGCGCTTGATAAAGCAAACGCGCAGATCGCGTCCATGCAGAAAGAGATGGCGAGAACGAAACTGCTAAACAGTCTCGCAGGGAAGGGCATTACTGGAGACGATGCCGAGAAATTAGTAACAGAGGACGGCGTTCTCGATGTCGAAGTCCTCGGAAAGATAATCTCCGAGAGGGAAACCTCTGCCGCCGCGAACAAGGAAAAGGAACTGCTTCAGCAGACTCCGAACCCAGACGGTGGAAAAGGCGGAGAAGACGGGAAGACGTCCGCCGAAAAACTGGTGGAAACGCTCATCCCGAAGAAGGATGCAAGTAACAACAGTATCATAAATCAATATATCAATGGAGGGAATTAACAATGTCCAACATGGAGTACGAAAAAATCACTCTCAATGGCGACGTGCAGATTCTCAAAAGACCTCCGTTCGAAGGGATTCCGATTACTCTGGATTTTACGAACGTGTCTAACGGGATCGTGAAAGCGGGTTCGCCGATCAGCACTGCGGGTGTCGTTGCCAACACGAGCGCGGCGGCGGGCATCCTGCTGTTTGACGTAACTGTAGACAGACCGCAAGGCACCATTCTGAAGAAGGCGTATATCAACACCGCTGTTGCTGAAGCACATGCGGGCATCACCTACGATGATGCGGTGAAGACGGCTCTTCCGATGGTCGTTTTCGAGTAATGTGTGGGAGGTAATGGACATGCTTGTAAAAGAAGTAGTTGATTCTAAAGCAATTGCCCTTGCGGCAACAAATGACGCGTCCAACCAGATTCCGTATCTCGGACTTAACTGGTTTCCCGCGGCAAAAAAGGCAGGTCTTGACCTCGCTTGGGTTAAGACTCATAACGGACTGCCTGTCACTCTGAAACCGTCGAACTTCGACGCGATCCCCGTCCTGCGTGCGAGGGAAGGTCTCCAGAAGGAAAAGACGCAGATGGCGTTTTTCCGTGAATCCATGCAGATTACCGAGCAGGACGAGCAGGAAATCGCCCGCATATCAGAGACGAGTGATCCTTATCTTGCTACGGCTCTTCAGAGCATCTACAACGACACCAACAACCTCGTGAGAGGCGCGGAGGTCGTTCCAGAGATCATGCGTATGCAACTGCTCACGGGGCAGAACATCGTCCTGTCCTCTGAGGGCGTTAATTACACATATGACTATGATCCCAACGATTCTTGGAAGGGAAGCAACTATGCGGAACTCAGCGGAACCGCGATGTGGTCTGATACGACCAACGCGAAGCCTCTGACCGACCTCAACACCGCCCGCAAGGCGCTTGCAAAGAAGGGCAAAGTTGCACGTTATGTGCTGATGAACAGCACTACGTTCGAGTATCTGGTCGAGAACGCACAGATCAAGAGCGCGATCCTCGCGCAGAATGCTACGGCGAACATCTTCCCGACCGATGCGGACATCATGGCGGTCGTCAAGAACAGGACAGGGCTGACCATTGTTCTGTACGACAAGATGTACAAGGACTATAACGACGCTGACCAGAACTTCTATCCCGATGACTTCGTTACGCTCCTTCCCGAAGGGAAACTCGGCTCGACGTGGTTCGGCACGACTCCCGAAGAGAGGACTGCGGCACAGGTCGCCGATGTTGATGTGACCATGTATGGCACTGGCATCGCAATCGCGGTCAAGACCGAGTATGGTCCGCCCGCTAAGACTCTTACCACGGCGTCCGAGATCGTCCTGCCGTCCTTCGAGGGCATGGACAGCATCTACGTCATCAATGTGGCGCAGGAGTCTGGGGAGACTGGCGAAACTGGGACAACCTAATCGTAATTGGGGGAAGGTATGATATACCGATATGCGGTAAACCATAATGGAGTGTGGTATCCTGCGGGTTCTGAAGTCCCAAAGGATACCATCTCCGTGATGGATACAGAAGAACCAGAAGTAGTAGAAAAACCTTTCTGTGATAGACCTTTCGAAGA